CGCCGATCGCGTACCCGTCCACAGCGCCACCGCATCAATAATAATCCGACTCTCGCCATTGCTCGGCGACTCATCATTTTTAAAATAAAGAATCGAATGCCCAGCTGTTCCAGTTAACCCAGTGATCAGACCAGTATTAATATTATAAGCTCCATCTTTTAATGCAGCGGCGGTAAACTGACTCTCTGTAATTGCATTTGTGTGCGCATCACCGTTTCCATCTACTCTCTGACCATACAGCAAAAATGGATCTCTTGTTACTGTCATTCCTCTATATCCTCGTCTGTGATCTGCTCGTCTGTGATCTGCTCGTCTGTGATCTCTTCATTGTGACGAATTAAAATATCCAGCCTTAAAACAATACGTTCAAGCAACTCCTCCACTGAATACTGGTGCTCAATTGGTTCCGCATCCACACTCATCGAATTAACCACTCGTCTGTATCTATAAAATATTGAACCACTCTAGTAGTGCCCTTACGTCTAATCCTAATATAGTCTTCTCCGTCTATTGTACGCCCATTACCCCATAATTCAACTCCAGAGGCATCTCCCCCCTTAAAGATGATTGTATCGTTCTCAGAGGGGTACAATGGGAGCGTGACGCGGGCGCCATTCTTAGCGTTAATAAACTCTTTGCTTGTAGCATCGTGTGAGCCTGACACAGTGACCGCTTTATAGTCATCATGAGAATGATTTGTATTTGTGTTGATCTGGGATTTAAGAAGCGCCACCTCATTAATTAAACTCTGCACAATTGGAAATACTCTATTAATCTGGTTCTTTGTATCAAAATGCGGCGCAATCGGGTCAATGTACGTGCCTGTGCTATTGGTTGTAGCTACAAATACAGAATGTTTCCAGAGATTGTCATATTCAAACCATGCTCTAATCTCTGGATCTGTTAAAAACGCTCGAGGAATTGGCTGAACATATGGATCTATTTCAGACATTGGCCACCTCAATATCAGCATTAGCCGATATTAAAACCACTTTCACGGAATCAGAGACCTTAAACCTGAACATTCGGTTAAAGAATGAGCCAAGGTCGAACCATTCCAGTACTACAAGATAGTCACCAAGAACGCCAAAGCTTTTCCACCTCTCAGAACTCCATGTTCTACCACCGTCGTCTGAATACTGCATCATAATTTGAGGGTCACTACCCTGACCAGTGATTAACCCAACACCGGTTTCAACAACTATTTCTAGCCGCTCCATAAATAGCTCTTTCCCTGGAAATCCTATACTCTTACCGTCTATTTTAGCTGTGTCTCTCTGGCGCTGGATCACGTCACCGTTATCTTGATATGTATCAAAATCTAACTCATAAATATTACCGTTACACCTATCTCCAACTAAATGCTTACCATAAATATATTGATAAGAATTAATTAGACTAGCCGCCCCATTAACGCCATGACTTAGGTTTGTCCATCCGGCATCCTCACTAAATAGCCATGTCGCGAAACCTAAAAATGTAATCATATAAAAGTTTTGGTTATGAAAGCTAAAGCACAGCCCCCTCGCATCGTCTGTATCTTCGTAGGTGCTTATTGCTTGTCCTATCGCAGGATTACCAATGGGCTGAGCTTGCAAACCTGTAAACCTGTAAATCTGTAAATCACTCCCAAGGAAATAAACAAAGTTGTTGTTTTTTGCTAGAGAATGTATTGACTTTAGGCCAATAGGTCGTATTGAATTTTGTATAACAGCATATGGCGGATTACCTGTGCCTGAATTGTAATATGGAGTGATAGACCTATCGCCAAATGCAAGAATTTGGTTATCTTTTTCAATTACCGCAATTGTGTCATCTGGCGTATTATCGACAGACGTAACATTGAGTGAGTTTACAGTTAAAGGTGCATCAAGATCAGGGAATATCAAATCATCCCCTGTGCCGTCATATACCACGCGACGGTTTATGTATGCAACTGTGTTGGAGTTAGCTAAATCAGTGTCAGAACCAGACGTTAAAGCCGCGCCATTCCATGTGTAAGGCTTGTTCTCACCATTAGTGATTACCAAATTTGTTCCATCACATTCTAAAACACATTGCTTTGATCCTGGAATAACACCTATAAACGTATCAGTTCCGGCTGAATCAATAGAATAAAGATTTGTTCCCGATATCGTGTAATAAACATCGTTTAATATCCCTGAGCCTCTATTTGCACCGGTTCCGGCTGTCGCAAAAGATTTTAGCCCAGGGAAAGGCTGTAAGCTGGCTATAGTTGACGCCTCTTGATTAACCTCAATATAAAAATTCTTAGTAACCTGAGATGCAACAGACATAGAGCGTGATGTGTATGTAGGTCCAACAAGGGGGATTGGAATATTAGGCATTAGTAGTCCGTATATTCTCTTGGGTTCTTAAACGTGCCATTTATAAGCCCTGCTATGCTCTTTTTAGCTATAGATGCCCCTACAGCAATTCGTTGATATCTCTCTGTGGGCAGCCCTTCTGCTCGCTCAATAGCTACCAGTGATACAACATGCTCTACAAATTGATTTGGTACACTATCCGATGCCCATGAGACCAAACCTTCAGACTCTAAAGTATCGTAAACCTGATCATAGGCTTCTTCTATATCATCCGCCAGCTCTGCCTCTGCCGTTTGGCCAAGCGCCAATTTGCCAAGCTTACGCAAAACCCTGTTTCGAATCTCTGTTTTAGTTCTTGCCATTTATCACCGCACTTTCAACCAATGAGTTGACCTGATTACCAGCCTCTATCGATCGAGCAACTTTACTCATTCGAATATACGCCTGTCGCGCGCCATCATGGGCCGATATTTTGTGATTCAAAGCCTCAATTTGTGCTCTGCATTCGTTTATTTCTCTTTGATGTATCTCGGCAACACCTTGAAATTCTTGCTCAGTGAAAGGTTTATTGCCAAAATCTTTATCAACACCGTTCCAGTCTCGCCCCTCGCAGTATTTAAAATTCATTAATGATGACTGCTCTGGTATTGTTACCTTTATACCTCGCCCTATCGCAAATCCCAGCCAACCCTCCATACACGGACGCTGCATAAAATACTCATGGTCGTCAATAGCCATATCAACGCCGTAAATCGATATATCGGTATAACCACGAAGAATTGCATACGCCAGCATACAAGCAGGAGACGACGTGAAGTAATCCCTACCAATCAAATCTCTACATTCGGAATATGGGAACACCTCCCCATCTAATGTCGAGTTTTCACCAACAACGAGCGGAACCTTTAAGCCTTGAATGTAGTCAGCATAACCATCGTCATGCTCGCTCAGATTATCATGCAGCTCAAACACCCTTGAGATGCTCTTACCCTCATGTCTTTGACATTGATTTGCGAGAATCCAAATCTCATGCGTATCATACGGTGCCAAGTAATCAGAAGACTTTGCACCGCAAACAATCGCTAATTTACGCACTGATCACCTCTAAAGCCGTTTGTTGCTGGGAATGGGAAATATTCACTCAAGGTTTCTATGTCTCCAAAATCATATTTCAGCATTGGCATCACAAAGTGTGATTTCTGAACGATTACGCTTATATTATATCCGTATTCCAACAACTGTGCATCCTTACAGTTAAAGCCAGCAAGTATAAGATTATAGATTAATAATCCAGCATTCCATAACGTGACATGCCCCCCAACAATCGCATGCTTTAAAGGCGGAACAGTTATAACTAGCCATCCATCATCATTAAGATCTGAGAATGCCTTTCTCAAAAACTGGTTCACGTTTAGTTGGTGCTCTAACACATGACAGCACCATATAAAATCATGTTTGCCGCAATCCACTTCTGTGTAGAGTCCTATAACATCTGCACGCTTTATATCACATGTTGTTACTTTCTTGCCCATATTACGAAAAAAGGCAGCGTGATCACCGTCACCACTGCCTATATCGAGTACAGTATTAAACGCTAGATCTTTACAAGCCTCTAGCGCCTCCATTCCATTAATCGAAATATCCGTAAAGCTCGACGCTTACAGTCCCTGTAGCATTGGTTGCAGCATCCTTGATACTTGCGTACACATCCAGTGATCCGCCAGGGTCAGTACTTTGGCCACTTACAAACTCCCAAGCAAGCTTACCAGCATTTGCAGCATCTGCCATCACAGTTGTAGTTGTGGTAGCAGCACTCAAAGCCAGGCCGTTGTTAATTGCATCAGGGTCAGAGGTCACATTGGAGTTAACCGAAGCCAACCCAAGATCAAGCGTTGGACTGCCAGAAGTCGCCAAATCATCATTGTAAATCAGACCAGTTGGCAAAATACGAGCATTGGACGGAATACGGCCAAGCTTGACGGTTACACCTGAAGCCGAAGCCGCAAGCTCAATAGTCGAACAAATCAAAGCTTTTACAGTTTGACCATCTCCCTTTCCTGGGATCAGATTGGTACCCGCTTTGCGTTGTGTTGCATCGTTTGTAAAAGATAAATCAGCCATTGGACACCTCCTTAGCTATCAGCGGCGGCACTGTGGAAAGAAGTAATCATTCCGTGCTGCTTGTTGTTGTAAAATATTTTTTTGATGTCGTGCTTCATTGTGACACCAACACCGGCTTGATGACCATAATCATCCTCCTTACGTCGTCTGAATTCGGCCATTTTACCCATCCCAAACGCTATAGATTGAGCACCACATAGGAATCCAACGCCTACACGGCTTGAAGAATCACCGCCTGTAGCCAATGAATCACCTGTAGCATTGGCACCCCATGCACCGTCATACCAGTTGCCAGAGCCATCACCATCAATAAAATGGTCAATCTCTGGGATTTCCTTGATGATCACCCCATCATAGACAAGGTCGCCACCAGTCCACAAAGGGTTTGTGTCGGCATCGCGCGGCATCGCGTTTTGATGCTTGGTATCAAGATCTTCGCGCAAATCACGGAAAGAATAAGAACCAGTGTAAAACACAAACCAAGGTTCATCGCCTTTGATAATTGAAGGCCTAATCAAAGGCGAGGCTTGCTTGGCTAAACGCTTAAGCAAGCTAATCATTGATGCGTCCAGCTTGTCATTAGTTGTATCAATAGTTGCTAATGAAGTCGT